GCGGCACAATCCAAGGCGAGTTAGCCGCTTGCCAAAGGTATTATCAGCGAGTTGATTCTGCCAATGCTAGCGACACTCGTATGAACACAGCGAATATGGTTGCCAACTCAACAACTGTCGCTTATGGCAATTTTGCATTCCCAGTTCGTATGAGAACAAGTCCTACATTCGGCTCATCTACGGCAACTGGTTGGTCTTTAGGAAGAATTGCTGCAGCCTTGACTGCTTTATCACAAGAAAGAGCAAGTCAATATTCGTCAATGGTCAAAGCCACAGTTGCGTCAGGACTAACCGCTGGAAACGGCGATTGGTTAGAGGCTGGAAATAATAATACGGCTTACATAGAGTTTAGTGCGGAGTTATGATGACAACATATAAAAAAGAAATATCGGAATTATCTGGTGAAGAGTTGTTGGTAAAAATAGACACAGATGGTAAAGAGTGGTGGATACCCGCCGACCCTGCCAATTCCGATTATCAACGCTATCTGCGCTGGCTAGAAAACCCAGATGCAGAAGAAAACGGCACAATCTCGTAGGAATATGGCGAAACTTTGTAAAGCCGGTATTCAGCTTCGGGAGCAGATAGACGACGATTATCCGGAGCGAGATCGAGCTAGCGATGGTTGGATCGGCGATGCTCGTCATTCAGCTCGCAAATCAGATCATAACCCCGACTCCAAGGGAATTGTTCGCGCATTAGATATTGACAAAGATTTGGGCGCTCATAAAGAAGAAGCTCACTCACTCGTCGAAAAGATTCGTCAATGTGCTAAACGCGGCGATAAGCGTATCAAATATATTATTTTCGACGGCCGCATATCTTCGCCAATCTTGAATTGGAAGTGGCGCAAATATAAGGGCATCAATCCTCACCGACATCACTTTCACATAAGCTTTACAACTTTGGGAGATAACGATGGCAAATGGTTCGACCTCGAAGGAGATCATAATGAACGAACTAAAGAAGATGGCCGGAACTTGGGCGAAGACGTTCGTCGCGACGGCGTTATCAACCTACCTCTCGGTGGGTCTTCAACCCGACTACATTCTCAATGCAGCACTTGTGAGTGTGTTGCCTTCCGTGATTAATTGGCTCAACCCGAATTACGAGCGCTACGGAAAAGTCAAGTAAATGGATGCGAACACCATCGCTGGCTTCGTCGCGTCCGTTCTTGGATCAATAGCCCTTCTCATCGCTGGCCTTCGTTACATTATCAAATTAGAAAACATCCCCATTGTGTCGCGCCTCGACAAGATGGAGTCTCAGCTAGAATTAGCCCTCTCAAAGAAGGTGGGGGCAAATGGCAACAAGAAAGCGCGTTAAGAAGCCAGTCAAGAAGGTGGCAAAACGTCGCAGAACGACGAAAGAGCCAATCCTTACCAAAATTGATTTCTGGGCTATCGCTGCGAAAGAAGTGTATGAAGCTTGTCGTCGAGCTGGTATGGATGAAGGCACGGCTTTGGCTTTTGCAATGGATCGCAGCTCCTACCCTGATTGGATAGTCGATCCCAAAGACCCCATCAAGAATCCGCTTGATGACTTTGATGAGGACGACGACTAATTTACCTGCGAGAGGTTGAGCTATTCGAGGCGTTAAAGGCCATTTACCCAGACCTTACGCCAGTATCACCCACCGACAAGCACGACGGAATCACCCACGATGCCTATATCGAGCTCAAATGCCGACGATCTCATTACCCAGACTTATTGATTGAGAAAAAGAAGTGGGATTACTTGGCCGAAATAAGGGCTAGAACGGGCGCTAGGACGCTTTATATCAATTCCACCCCACAAGGGGTCTATCAGTTCGATTTAGGGGCTATAAACGAGCCTGAATGGCAATTAAAGGCACTTCCGGACAAGACTGATTTTACCAGCGTTGGCAAGATTGAGAAGTTGTGTGGATTCTTGGATATTCGACACTCCGAGCTCCTACTTGTGTAAATCCATTTAGGTAAATACATTTATCCCACTAAATCCATTTAGAGGATTTGGAAGGGAGAATAAGTGATAAATAATCCGAAGGTAATTCGATTTGATTCCACCTCGGGTGCTTGGTCTGACGGCTTAAATTACGTTAAAGGCCAAATAATTCGTAGATATGCAATCGAGTCCCTAGGTCGTAAATCTGCTCGCGGAAGGTTGAGTAGAGAAGAAATATCGGCATATTGGCTAGATCGATTTGGGGTGAGCGCTGATGTTGAATGAAGGCGTTTTCTTCTGGATTTACTGCATAACGTTATGGATTGGATACCGCGTCTATATCCAAGTAAAGGCTAAGGCTTTTAACGAAGGCTATAAGCGAGGACGGAGTAGCATCAATGTCAGAGAGATCGTTAAGTGATTGGCTCTCGGACGCTAGTGACACCCTCCAAGACAGGGGGCTTGAATATGGCGACCCGAGGCACAATCTATTACGCATTTACAAAATCTCGAAGTTGCTCGGTATTCAGCTGCGAGACCCATCTGACGTGGCGCTTGTTTTTATCGCAACCAAACTCAGCAGAATGGTGGAATCTCCAGAGCGCGAAGATTCGTATCTCGATCTCATTGGATATTCCGGAATCCTATCTTTCTGCCGATTCAGTTCACCAGAAGATTGGGACGACGTTGAGTCTGAATCGCAATCATAATCAGCATCAATGGTGCGACTACTGCAAGATGCGCTGGGGTCAATTGAAAGACGGCACTTGGCATTTACGAGCCCAAGTCCCAGCGGTCTGGAAAGTGCAATCAGAGACGCCGCATCGAAGAATGCAGGTGCGCTTTTATTGCCAACAATGCGCAGACGAAGCGCAAAACTGGCCGGATGGAACATTCTGGACACTCAAAGAACAATTACAAGCTGCGATTGATGATTTCGCAGGTAGGGAGCAATTAAATGTCAAATTACCTTGATGATTACGTATCGGTGCAGGATCGATTGAAGGAGTTTATTAATGAATATCCGGATTACAGAATTAAGACCCACGTACTTGAAGAATCACTTACGCCTAATTGCGATGTCTACATTGTTAAATGTGAGTTATACCGGACTGAAGCTGATGCTGCGGCTTGGACGACCGGACTCAGCTCAGAATCCAAGTCCAAACAATACGCTTTGGAACTTGCGGAAACGGGGTCTCTTGGACGAGCTCTTAATCTCGCTGGATATTTTGCAAAGCCAAGCTCTACGCCTAAAAAGCCTATCCAGACTACAAAGCCAGAACTTGCCGAATTCGTTAAAGAACAGCGACCAAACGACCCTGAACCGATTGTCTGGGATGTCAGCGCTATTGCGGAGGAATTTGGAGCGGAAGTAGTTGATGAAATTCCAATTTGCAATCACGGCCCGATGATTCTCAAGCAAGGCAATAAGGAAGGCAAGGAATATCGCGGCTGGGTCTGCGCCGAGCGCAATAAATCAGCTCAATGTCCAGCCAGATGGATGAAAATCGGATCAGATGGCAAGTGGGCGTTTCAGAGATGACCGGTGATGCCCATCCCTTCAAATGTGGCCCTTGCAAGAAGGTGACAGTTCATACTTACGTCACTGAATACGACAGTGAAATAAATGAAGGGGAAAAAGTCTGGCTGATGGAATGTCAGAACTGTTTTGAGCAGCGTCTATTTGATCCCGTAGATCGAGTGATTAATCGGGAGGATGAAATAGGCCGTTGCGACCAATGCGGTAATTACAAGATGAAAGCTGCTAAATGCCGAATATGCCGTTTGGCAGCTGGAGAAGAACGGATCAAAGAACGTTACTGGAACGGTAACGCCACTTTGGAGAGGTTCATCGATGCCGATATATGAGTTCAAGTGCGATAAATGCGACGCGATCACAGATATTGCACTTGGCTTTGATGCTCCCAAGGAGGTTATCTGTCAGGATTGTGGGGTGGCTATGTGGCGAGTATGGACGCCAACACCGACACACTTCAAGGGAGATGGATGGGCGAGCAAAGAGAAGTAAAGCGCAGAATCCACTCCATCAGGTATATCCGGCAAATGATGGAATGGGGTTTTACCAAAGAGTTTATTGCCCGAGATATGGGCATCAGTCTCAGTTCATTAGAGACCAGATTACGACGAGCGAAAGTTAGGGAGCATAATGGGAATGAAAGAAATCAGTCTGGAATTGGCCGCAGTAAGCCTGATTGCAGACCAAGCAAAGAAGCGTAAGGATGAGTTGCGAGCCCAGCTTCAAGGCTATATGGAGCAGGTTGGCGCTGATCGAGTCAAAGCTGAATTAGGCGATGAAGTGGTGGCTTATGTGACAACCACCAAGCCCAAATTCAAGTGGGTTATCAAGTCAGATAGAAAGTTCGTTGAATGGGTGAAAGCCAATATTGCGAGTGAGATAGTTGAAACAGTACGAGAATCGTCAATTGATGCGATATTGGATAAATTCAATTACGTCGATGATTTAGTTATCGATCCAAATGGTGAGCCAGTTGATTGGTTAGAAGGTAGTCACTCAGAGCCGTATTTAACAACAAAGTTTCACGGAGATGGCAGAGAATTACTGAGAAATGCCATAATTGGATTAAATGGAAGCCAGGAGATTGATGTCCGAAGAGTGTTGGAACTTGAATAGACTTGACAGAGCCATTACACTCTCGCCAGAGCGCGGGCGCGGAGCTGGCCCTCTAGCGGTGTCGAGGGGGGCCTTTTGTCTTCGCCTGATGGCTACGACGCTAGTTGCAGCTCTACTAACAATAATAAATTCAACCCCATCAAAAGCAGATATGAATCTGAAATTATTTGCATACAATCAAATGAGTTGGGATGAGTTTCAGTGTTTTAATTGGTTGATTATTAAGGAAAGTAATTGGAATCCCAAGGCCCGTAATGGAAGTCATTATGGTCTAGGACAAATGCGATCCACTTGGTATCGAGACCTTAGTCCTCGGGGACAAGTACTTGCATCGATTAAATACATTACTCATAGATACGGCGATAGTTGCAAAGCATTAGCTCACTTCGAGCGTAAGGGTTGGCATTAGTGGCACACAAGCGCTACCAATCTGCGTACTATCAACGAGTGCGCAAAGAAGTATTAGATCGCGACTATTGGACTTGTCACTACTGCGGACAGGAAGCCACAACCGTCGATCACGTTATACCAATAAGCAAAGGCGGCACTGATGAAGCGACCAATATGGTTGCAGCTTGCAATCCTTGCAACAGTGGCAAGCGAGATCGTATGACCC